TCTTTTGATTCTATTTACGTGTGGTTTTAGTCATTTTCTCCCTATTTTTTTGTTTCTTTTCACTTTTTGTCATATTCTTAAATATAAGAAAAATAAAAAAGGGACACCTTTCGATGCCCCCTTGGTTTTCAGGGATTAATATCTATTAAATGATTCCATATTATTTATTTTTTGGTTTCTTCCTAGTCTTTACAAATGGTTCATCACTTTTAGTTTTTGAATATTGTTTAGGGTTTCTTTTCTTTTTAATTTCTTCTTCTGGAACATAATCCAATTCAGTCTCACCAGGTGGGACAACCTCAACTTCATCTTTACTTGATAAAAATTCAACTAAATCTTTCCATTGCACAATTCGGTATACCAATACGACGGTAAAAATTCCTATTAATGTTGATAATATGTTAAGATATGAATCAGTGTCAGTTAGTCCTGGAAATACAA